TTACGTATTGCTTTTGTGCTTGAGATAGGATAGATACATACTCTATATCCATTTCCATACCTTCAATTTCAGGAGGTGGAGGTGGATATACACCAGATCTAAAGCCTATGTCGATTACACGGTTAATTACTTGTGGCAAGTAACCTGTCTGTAACCTTTCAAGCAATGGCCCCATTTGTGACATTTTTTCAGATGATAATTCTATAACTTCTCTGGCTGTTCTTGTTCCCTTTTCCATATCAGACAACAACTGAAACACCTTTGTATTAAAGTGTTCTTTTATGCATTCTTCAATGGACTGTTGCACTGCCGTAACATGATCAAGATTTAATTGTACTTGGAACAATGGTTTAATAGCTCCATCTGATCCACCAGTAGGATTATAATAGTTAGCACCAGCAGGCAACATATTAATACCGCCATTTTTCATGATGTCGGAAGGTGCTTGTACTGCTGGTTTAACGCCTAGCTCTACGGCTGTACATATATCACGCCACATCAATTGTATTTGTTTAGCATCACCTAACGACCATATCCCTGGGCCAGTACCGTAAATATCAGCACCTTTAGTTTGGTATCTTTCAATCATGACAGGGAATGTATTGAATCCGCCTTTCTTAAGAAACTGGCCTGGCTTTTGTCCAGCCATCCAGTAGTAGTCACTAAATTTCATGGAAGCGTTATCAATCTTATCTGGATTATGGTTTGAATTAGGACAAATTAAGTGTTTTACGCACATTGTCTTGTTATAATTCTTATCTTGATAACAGCGCTTAACGCTTTCAGGAACATTTTCAATGCCAAACTTTTCTACAATCTGGAAAGGAGTCATTTGAATATTTCTTGCAAATTGATTCGGCCTCTTCTTATTATCTAAACCTATAGCAAATTCACCACAGGTAAACGTCCTGCAATTGATTACTGTTTCTGCATCTTCTTCAATGAGCATTGCAGCGGTATTGAATACACCTAATTCTAAATAGAATTGATGATTCTCAGGATAAAACCCACCTTTAAACAACAAGTCAAGCGTTATGCTCTTAACCACATCTAACCACGCAAGAACTTCCGAACTTTGCATTACTTGTGCATTAGGGAAAGCGAACTTTACCCATGGCCTTGTAGGTGATGTTATACCCCATTGAAGTCCAGCAGCCAGTATATGACTGTACTTGATAGGCATTGTGCGAAGCATTTCTTCATCTTCACGCTTGCCACTATTGGCCTCTTCTCCCTCGAAGTATCCAATATATGGATTGATAAAGTCCCTAACATCTTGGAATAAAGGTTTCCATTTTTCGAATTCATCAAACAGCGATTTATGTTGTCGGTTGATATACTCTGTTTCTTTTATATTATCCATAATTAATTACCTAACAATGATTTTTTACTAGTTGTTGCTGTTGATGTATCGCCACTAGACGAAGTACCTATTGTTGATTGCTGCCCAGATGCTGCTGCTGCTTTCTTTTTAGCCGACTTAGCAGAATCTATTGCGTCCGATCCGCTAGTTACTCCTACTGATGTAGGGGCAGGCGTTACTGCTGACGTGTCCGTTTTACTTTTACTTCCCAGTCCCAAAACACTGGTTACAAATCCAAGAGCTGGCCCACACATGTTATCTCCTCCTTCTGTTTTGTATTGGGTTATATTGAGACGTTGCGTAATGTCTCGAATCGTTGTTTCTCTGTATAGGGTTATAGCCTGCTGTAGCGAAGTGCAATCTATTTGCATAATTACCTGAATCACCACTAGCAGCCACAGGCATGGCAAAAGTTAAGGCTAGAGCGTCCGCCAAATCCGGGGAACGTCCTAGCCTTTTCTTAATATCATCTTTTGATTCTAATTGAAATTTATCTCTCTTATTTAGAGAGTATGAAGGTGTAACCAAGTCGGTTTTCAATATATAATCATTTGGTATGCACCCACCAGCTTCTAACCATTGTTTCATACCGTCCCACATTTCAGAACGCCTATTCTCATAATGGTTATGGTTTAACGCTGTACCACCAAAATTAACTTCTGTTACTTGGAATCCTAACTGTCTGAGCCTATCAATTACACCCTCGCCCCGACCAGCATCTATAAATACTGCATCAGGGTTGAATGATTGTATTTCTTGTGCCACACAGCCAGCAAAGGTCATGTTGTCGATCTTCTCGAAAATTCTAGGATTAAACGCTTGTAACCCTTGGCGCCTAAAGATAACTGACTTATCACCGCCAAACCTGGCAACGTCAACTCCTAATATTCTAGGAGCTCCTAAAATCTCTTCTGGTCGTCTTGTTTTCTTTGATGCATCAGTTACTATGTCTATGGTAATTAAAACGTTCTCAGCTGATGCAGTGAAGTCACAAAGGAATTCTTGCCTGAATTGGTTCTCAGATATTGACTTTCTAACAAGTTCCAACTCTTCTTCTGATATTACCTTTGTTTCATCAGCGCGAAAGATTCCACACCACCAGTTTTCGTCACCATCGTTCATTAGTTTCTGTGCTGTTAAAGTTACATCATAGAAATGATTCTGCCCTTTAGGAGTACCGCTAAACACTGCCCAACCTTTTCTATCAAGCAAGGCAGGCATGATAATTTCTCCCCACACTTCCGGCTTAATCTGTGCATATTCATCAAGTACCACGCCATCCCAATAAGCACCCCGGATGCTATCTGGATTATCAGCACCAAATAAGTAAACCCTCCGGCCAAGAAACTCAACATACAATTCAGCTTCATTTACCTTTACGCCAGGAATACCTTTTGTGTAGTACTTTAGATACTCCCATATAATCAGTTTAGCCTGGTTCCTATAAGGTGCTATATAAGCGTATCTAGGCTGCCATAGCGAGTTCTTCATAGCCATCTTGATAGTATGGTTGATGGTTCCTACTGACTTACCCATACGCCTATGAGCAACAAGTATGTTAAACCTGTGCGCTTCTAGCTGCTTATGTATGTCAGTCATGGGAAAGCGTGGCTTGTATGGAATTGTTATTGTTGTTGCCATATCATACCTTCTCTCTATCCAAACAAATTCTTGATATACTCAGGAACAAACTTCTCAATTTGATCTCTCCATATTAAATAAGTCTGCCTATTAATAAACATTGGACAAAAATAAACAGGATTGACATACCACTGTCTCTCCTGTAATCCTTCTGGTAGGTTTATATCTATTGACCGTAACATGGACATTTTAACCATACGCTTAATCCATTCCTTACCCTTACGGTCATAAGTAAACCCTATATGTTTGTATAAGTCTTCATCATTGAATGGTCTAAACTTTCGATTCTTCAATAACCCAACGCATCCAGTATTCGACCACATCGACCTAGTTAAGAACAGCAAATGCCCCATATCAACCCTGCTTAACTCTTTAGGAAAATCAATGGCCGGGAATGTTCGCATTGACTTAGTCCTAGCAAATAATCTATACCCATTATCAGGGTTAAAGTAGTCCGGCAAGTCTCTTTGTTGCCTGTCCAGTATCTCCCCAGTCTCTTTATTAACCTTAGTTTTTAACTGTACAATTGTCATTAAATCACCTGTTTTTGTGTGTCCTTCTAGGGACACTTTTTTAAACAAATATGTCCTTCGAGGGACATTGCATAAACTCAGTAATTACAATGGTTTGTAGTTGTTTTTTACTATTGAAAATGCAAACTTGTCTTAGTACGTAGTGAACTATGCTAAATTACAGAGAATGCTATCAATAAATTCTCTATCATTTCCGCTTAATCCATAAACATAAGCAACTAAAATGTTGCATACTAGATCACATTCTTCATTATTCAAAACAACATTGTTTCTGTTAAACTTACCAGAAAGTCTTTTACCAACAATACAATCTTTGATTAATATGTCTTTTATTAATCTTCTTCCTTCATTGTCAATATTAATAGTTCTAGAAATTATCTCGTATTTTATATTAACAACTCCTTTTTATAGAAAAAATTAAAATTGGCAATGAGTTTTCAAATATTGATATCTTTTAATTTCATCATTGATTTGCTTCAATGTAGGAGGACTTTCTTTGCATGGATCATATGGGATAAATTGTATCTTACCATCTATTACTATTGCCTTGAACGGCTGGAACATCATACTGAAAACCTCGCTTTTTTGTTAAAAATTATGTGTGTTGATACC